GCCCCACGCCATAACCTACGGAAACAGTAGAACCAAACTGGTTAGTTGCCGTGTTGTTGTTATTATCATCAGAATATACGGTAAAATCAGTTGCAGTAGCCGACGAACCAACTGGAAAATCACTTGCGGAATAGATTGGGCTGTCTGTGTAAAAGCTAGGGTCTATCCCATAAGCCTCGTTTACTATTGCTAAACTCTCATCAGTTGGATCTAGCACGCCAACAATTTGATTATTGCTTGCAACAAAAGCATCGTCGTAATTTATATCTGGGTTAAATAGTTGATTGTCTTGATAAAAGTTACCTGTTTGCTCATCTACTGGAACGGTTGCTATTACGTTTGTAGGGGTAGTAGAGCTACCGCCGCCACCGCCGCCGCCACCACCGCCAGTTGAGGTAGTGGTAGTCGTGGTCGTTGTGTCATCAATTACTGGTGTAGAGTTTATATCTACAAGCGACCCCATATCAAAAGTGCCTGCGGGATTATAGCCAAACGGATCAATAAACATGCTGTTGATTGCGTTAAACTGCCCAGGACGTGCCGCCGCAAATTCATCCATTGTCTGATTAAACAAAGGCGCAGCAGAGTATGCGCGTATGCCATCTGCATAAGTCGTTGGTTCGCCCATGCCACCAAAAACATCTGCACCAACTGGCGCACCCAAGCCAAACGCATTAGCCGCTTGTGCCGTATTGCCAAACGCGCTTTGCTGCATAGGTGTGAAAGCTGCAACTGTAGGGCCAAAGCTTTGTGGCACATAACCAAGCTTGCTCACAAAGTCTGCGCGTTGCAGATTATTGCGTGCAGCGTTTTCTATATAGTCTGGGATTTCAACGCTCGTAGATGATCCACCCTTGCTCATTTATATCTCCTTAACGTAACTGGTATGCATTGGTTCCCATCCATGCTTTGCTAATGGTTTTTTCCAACCAAAACGGCCTGTCATGTTTAATGCAGTGCAACCTTGCTCTTTTGCCCAATTTATCACGCTCTCATGCATTTCTAAAATTTCGGTGAGATCGCCACCGCCAAGGAAAATATTGAGCACCTTTTTCTTTGGATATTTTATGATCTCTGTAACCAAACAGCTTTTCTCAGCAGGCCATAATTGCATAGTGCCTTTGTATAAACCTTCGTAAATATCAATTATGTCATGCGTACCGCCGCTATACTTTAGGGCTGCTTCTATGTGTGGTTTGCAACGCTCAAACTCTGGATGCATCAAAACGCACCTCCGCTAAGAGCAACACGCTTCCAGATGTTTGTACTTCCATCATGGGTTGCAGTGCAGATGTAAATGTAATTCGTATCCCAACTTACCAAGCCGGCAGTATCACCAGACGCGCCAACACTACTTGCAGGCACAGATTGCTTAACAACAACTTCTTTAAATGCACCAGATTGGCTAATTACTGGCTTAACAGTAGAACGGTCAAACATCAGATAACCGTTTTCTTTTGCGCTTTCACCGCCTGTTTGCTGAACTAATGCAGATTGCGTACGATTGAGAAACACGTTTAAACGCCTTGCCCAATCTTTCCAATCACCACCGTAAGGCTCTGGCGCTGCGTATTGCGTCATCTGCGCCCTCCGGCAACCGCGTCAACTCGATTGATACCTACACGCCAATCTGTCAGTGATTGACCCTCAACGCGCAAACGCAACTGTCTGCCAGTAAATCTTACGCTTGTGGGGTTGGTAAGAGAGAAGGGGCCGTAACTACGCTCTGTGCCATTGGGGTAAAACCTTGACTTAAACGTAGCGTTTACATCGCCTTGATTTTTCTCATCTGGAATAAGTTCAGTTACGCTTATGACGTTATCGCCAGTGCCAATCCTAAATGGGCCAGTTTCAGCAAAAGGCGTCAACGTGCCATAGTCAAAGCCAACCTCATGCTCATAAACATACATATCACTAGCATCTGCAAGCATAGGCTGTCTAAACGCACCTCTATCTGTGCCTGCTGTGCGGTCTAGCTCTCCAATATACCAAGTGTTTTCTGAGTAGTTATACACCACGTATCTGTCGTTTTCTGTAGAGCCGCTAGATGGGTAGTACCACCAAATCTCGTTATACAAGCTGTTAGACACGCCAAACACCTTGCTTATTTGCGCTTTGTTTATGTCGTTAAATACGTAGTCAGAAACTTCGCTATTTAGCTCTGCAACTGAGCTACCATTATATGCAAAGAATGAGTTAACCCCCATCCACACCGCGCCTTGATCAACAACCACGCAAGCTAATGCAGCCGCTAAACCACAAGCGGTACCTACACGCTCTATCCCATAAACATACGGCGGCCCTTGGTATGTTGCGAAATGCGCATCTCTGCTTGTTAAGATTAAAGAACCACCACGCACGTTTACACCCGCCATAATCGTGCCAGTAGTCGCAAGCTCTAAATCACCGGCTTCATTTGTTGTAGCAGGCGTCCATGTGTTGTTATCTTCTCGATCTGACCATTGCACCTTTCGAGGATTACCGCCTGCACCTAACGCAAAAACAAATCTTTCCTCAGTTACAAGGATTGCCTCGTTACCAGTTGGGGCATTGCTTAATAACGCAGCAGGGGTGCCAGTGTTTAGCGCCCACTCGTAAATCTTACCATCATCTGCATTTTGAGCTAACAAACGCTCTCCCCAAGGCTGTAGGTTCCAAACCGTTGCAGGTTGAATGTTTGTTGTGTCTTGTCTTGCGACGCCATAAGCTAGGGTGCCATAGAAACCGCTACCATACGCAGTAAAGGCGGCTGCATCTTCTCTACCCGCGCTTAATCCAACTGGCGTAATGTCATACTTCACGCCTGCGTTGGTGTAAGCAAAAAGCTTGTTGTAAGTGCCAGACGCTATGTATCGGTTGCTGCTGTTGTCTGTCCAGGCAAGCATACCTCTAAGTTTGTTAGAAGCAGCAGAGGTAGACTTTTTACGCCAACCGCCAACAGGTCGCATCAAGCCGTCATGCCACCGCACTAGGTTGACGTCGCGCCATCTACCTTCGCCCTGCAAATCCGTTCCGTTTCGATATACTCCGGGTGGGATTTTAAGGTCTACAAGTGCCATGACGCCTCACGTTTTCGTTACAAATACAAAATAACATAGTATCTAGTACTTGTATAATTACGGCGCGGTAGGCCAATCATCATCTGATAAATTAGGCCAGTTGTCATGCGCGGTAATGTCTCGCAAGGCTTGGCGATACGTGGTCATTTCGCTAGACATTGTAACGTCAGACAAAGCGTAAAAGTCTGTCTCTGCAAGCTTGGCATCTCTGGTGGCTCTGTTTGCAGTTGCGGTGTCTGCATCAAGTCTAGCTTGATATGCTACTTCTTGTTCCGCTTTTGTATGGCTTACACCATCTTCATCTGTGTAATCTGAAAACATATCCCTTGCGACATACTTCTCAACCCAATTGCCGTTGCTGTCTTGCTCGACACCATCACGCACACTTATCTGATATGCTGTTGTTGTAGCGGCAGGGCTTGCGAGTACTGGGTCTAGGTTCATTGCGTCTAGCGTTGCTGCTTTCCACACTCTAGGCAATGACATATGAGCAAAGTCTGCTCTCCATTGCCCTTGCGTTTTAACTTCGCCTGTTGTTCTTTCACGATATTCTGACATCAGTTGATACTCCTTTCGTCAGTTGATTATGGTTCACGCAATGGCATAAAAGATGTATGATGCGCCTGATGCGTTTCTTGAAGAATCCGATCCAACAACTGTGAAACCTGATGAGTGTGGGTCTACAAAATCAACTCCACTAGACTCAGCAGTTGTGTTATTCAGCATTAGTAAAGGATCATTTCCTGATACAATGCCCCTAACTGTATCAAATACATACCAGTTTTCAGAATTGTCCGTCCTCTTAATTAAAACAAATCTAGCACCACTTGAGAAGCCACAGTCTATATTCTGATCTGATCCTGTTCCAGTATAGCTTCCCACCTTGGATACACCTGCTACGGTAGCGAATAGGTAGGCTATGTAGCTGTCTCCATTTGCACCTACTCTGTAATCTCCAGAAGTAGTAAACACAGAGGACGTAGGAGCAGTTGAAGCCCATTTCCCTGTTTGCAGACTGTCGGAGGTGTTTAAATAAAGCATATTGTTTATTGGTAGGTCTTTATGGTATACTGCCCAATCACCGCCAGTGCTGTTTCTACGTCTAACCCACATCATCTCAGGTGCAACACCAAGGTTATGGTTGTGGTTTTGTGGGCTATTACCATTCCCTGTGTAAGCAACCACATCGAAATACGAGGGTGCACGCTTCCACATCCAAGAGTAGTTACTTGTGTTTGATGCAGCAGCATAATCTCCCCAACCATTTTGATAATCAAAAGAATACGAACTATTAGACGCTTCTGCACTAGTTAAATTAGTTCTCATAAATTTGTTAGAGGTAAGTCTTGACGTTATATTCATATTTGCTGTTGAACTAATGTTTCTTTGCATTTCCATATCAACAGGAAATCCTGCTTCCCATGTAGGAGCAGTGCTACTAGCATTACCAAACGTATCAATAGCAAACACATCAGTCGCACTCTCAGGTGCAGCTAGTGGGCCACGTCTGATTGCCATGTAAATGTAGGTGCCACCATTAATATTACATTCACCGTCTGTGCTTGATAATTGAAAGCCTTGAGCGTGCGATCCTATTCTTGTGATAGAGGACTCAGCCTCAGAATCATTAGCTCTAATTCTAGCACCATTACCGTCAACTGGCATTCCACGCATTGCATCGTAAATTATCCAACTTTCACTACCATCGCTTTTTTTCACTAACACCCACTGCGCTTCAAAACCAAGGTTAATAACATGACCTGCTGTACCATTACCAGTATAACTCCCACACTTAATAATATCTTGGTCACTATCAGGGCCGAACTCACCGTCATTATTGTTGTGTGCGAAAAGGTAGGCTACAAAGTTTTGTCCACTACCATTTGTGTCGTTATAAGAGCCGACAGTGAAAACAGAATCTGTAGGTGCGGTGTTATTCCAAAGACCTTGAAAAACTGAAACTGTAGGATGTTCACCCCATGCATCTGTTGTATTTAAAGCCATTCTTCCGTTTTGAGGAGTTCCGTTGGGGCTTGCGTCTTTATGGTAAACATTCCATCGACTACCAGAACTAAGAGACTTCACCATCATTACCGCAGGTACGGCCCCTAAATTATGTGAAATGTTTTGTGTACTTCCTGTTCCAGTATACGTCACAACATCAAAAAACTTAGGGGCTTTGCGGAATGTCCAAGAGGTGTATTCTTCTCCCGATTTGTTAATTGTAGCATTATAGAGATACCAACCCGTCATGGTAAAACCATCAGTATTAAATGCTATATTTTGTGCACTATCAGCAGTTTTTTCGTCTGTTGAAGCAGCAGAATTTAATTCTTTATTTCCACCACGAGCACTATCAACAAGAGCGTGAGCAGAGGTTCCATTCCTTTTCTTAATCCAAACCAAACCACCTTCGCCACTAAGGTCAATGTTATTTGTTATTTGTTGCGTTGTTGCTGTATTTGATGAACTATTTCCGTCATACAAATAAGTGCTGAACACCTCATCTACATCAAGACCTGCACCACCTGCACTACCTGCGGCTGCTTGGAGTAATTTCTTTTTACTTGCCATGTTGGTTTATCCTAACGCTTGACCTGCCGTAAATCCGTACCAGTTCGTACCGCCATCCCTCGTGTAGAATACAAAGACATCTTTAGCGTTTGCTGTAGCTGTGAGGGTTGGGGCTGTAGCTGAAGGCCAATCTACTGAAGTAGGCCAAGTCACGGTGTAGCCTGATGCTGAAGCGTCTTGTATAATCTCTAAGCTAAAACTAAATGCTGTGCCACTTGCAGGCTCACCGCTAAAAGTAAACGTAGTGTTTTCTGTCAGTGTGTGGCTAAAAGCGTTGCCGTTCTCGCAGTTGACTGTTGTAGCGTTAGAGCTTGATGTAACGGCTGCGTAGGTTTCGTTGTAAGACTTAGCTTTTAGTTCTTCAGCTAAGTTTACGTCACCGTTTGCATCAGAGGTAACAACTGCGCTT